ATGGCGTATGTGGCTGGGCATAAGATTATCTACCGTGATACCGCTCGCAAACGCAAGGTGAAGATGTACCTCACGGACAGCACCGACCCGAAGACGGACAGGCTGTATGGCACTCCGTACAAGGAGGTTGAGTTCAAGTTCAAGAACATATACGGACGACCTTTCGGCTATGACGAGGACTTTCCGAGCGATACATAAGGCAAAAAGATTGTTTTCGGGATAACCCTTTTGACAGAACTAAATCATTATATATGGCGATTATACAACAAACTTTTAAAGAAGCACTGGGCGACTGTCACCTGCAAGAACTGCCGCAAGAGGGTGATGTTAATGGCGACTGGACGGAAGCTGTCGCACTCGTGAAGAGAGCCGTGGGTGGCGTACAGTCGTATGCGGTCGTGAGGAAGGACGACGGAGCAATATCCGTGGTGAAAGACTTTGGCTTAGCCTACCAATGCTCCGCCATTGCGGAGATAAGCAAGGTTTACCCCCTTGCCTTCGGCGTTACCGAAGAAGGGCAGTCTTTTGTAGATGAGCAACAAGGAGGACTAGAAAGCCAAATATTTGACAACGGGCAAGAAACCGTAACAGACGCTAAAGAGGTGGGCGATTTTCTTGCGTCTCTCCAGGGTAAGGAATTTGATGTAGATGTAGAGCCGACAAGCACCGAGGAGGCCGAAAGGCTTGCGAAGTTGCCTGTGCAAAGCGAGAAAGGGACAACCACAAGGACAACAAGGAAAACCACCGCAAAACGTGGCAGACCAAGAAAAAGCACACGAAAATAATCATATCTTATGGCAGCAGCAAGCAAGAGAAGCGTGTCAAAGGCTAACTACGTCTTCGACATCAAACCGAGTGAAATCATAGAGCGGACGAACTTCGGCTCTTTCGAGGTGATAAAGACCAAGAGGGGTATAATGTTCAAGAACTACACGGGCTACCACGTCTGGACTACGCCCTACGCAGTCGGAACGGACGGAAAGGCGCACGAGACAAGCCTCTACAAGTGTCTTGACGAGCTTCTTCAAATGAACAAAACGTTCAAAGGACACGAGGATGAGGAACTGGCCGAGCTTAACGGAGAAAAGGGCATAACGAAAGGCAATTTGCTTAATACTGACAAAATTGTGATAGAGGCGAACCTCATTCGCCCTATGGTCGTATTTACTAATCGTGATTACGCTTACGAGGAAGCCGCGCGGCACATAGAATGGATGCGGAAGCAAATGGAGCAGCTGGAAACGGTGTCCACGGAAACACCTCCCGAAGAGGACGAGAAGGCCAATGCGGAGTTCAACGCAAAAGTGGATACAGCCGAGATAATGTCCGATATGATTAAAGAGGGAGAAGCCGATGCAGGAAAAAGTGAATGAGATAATAAGAAACGTATGTTGGGTCATAAACGAGTGTTGCGCCCCATGTTATTACGTTTGCCCTGAAACGCTATTTGCAGAAAAAAACAAGAACGTTCCGCGAGGCGTATCTCTTGCAAGGCAAATCTCTCACTATATAATGCACAACACACTGGGATATTCCGTCACTTTCATCGCGAGAACGACTAACACGACAAGGGCAAACGTGTTTACCAACGTCCGCAAGTGCCGGCAACTGTCCGAGCTGTACCCCGATTATGCTGAAATAAAGAATAAGACTGAGAATAAGATAAAGGAGACGCTGCTATGAATGAATTGCTTGAGTTAAAGAAAAAGGCGAAGGCGTTGGGACTTTGCAAGGATTACACAGACAGGTGGAATAAGTGCGAGAGTAAGGAGGACTTAATCCATACCGTCTTGGACTCTAACGGCGTGGAGTTCCTTTGCGATGGCGTAGAGTTCAAGTGGGGCTTAACCCACGACTTTATAGCCGAGAATTTCGCCGATTTCATCAACGGCAACTACCTCTGCGAGAACCCCAAAGGCTATTCCACCGAGCTTTACTGCAAGTTCACGGGGGAGATACAGGCGAGGAGTACCATCCTTGTGCTTATTAACGTAAATGGGGAGATATACATCCCTGCCAATGCTTTCGTAAAGATTTATATGTGCCATTCATCGGTGAGGATACATAACCGCAACGGAGGAAAGGTGCGCATAATTTCCTACGGAAGACGCAATTCGATAGGGAAGAAGTGGGAAATAGAAAAGGTTGTCGAGACTTCCGAATGGAGAAAGACAGCGAAAAAAGAATAATCTTTTTTTATATACAAAACATTAAGCGATTTGCCTTGGGCGGTGATACGTATTAGTTCGTATTGCCGCTCCTTTTTTTTATACAAAAAGCCGCCTGCTCTCACGAGCGGACGGCTTGATTATTAACAAAAAAATATTACTTTTATGAAAAATGTAATCCGCTACGAGAGTGTTCGTAGTGTGTCAGTCTTTCATCGTGTTCTCGTAAATTCCGAGTACCACAAGGAGAAAGTATTTCTTCACGTTGGCGGATACAACGGCGAGCGCAGCTCCTCCAATCAGCGAGGGTATTCCGATTTCCTTTGGCAATTCACCTGTAATGCAGAACACCAATACAAGGGTAACTATCATACTTACCCCAAAGTCAATGTTTATCCACTTCTTGAAAGTGCCGGCTAAGGTGGGGTTATTCCTCCCTCCGTTCCCTCCGCCTATGTTGAGACTATCTTCCATATATATCAGTTTAAAATAATTCAACTTTCTTTTTGTTTTCAACTACTTACTCTTCGGGGAAGCGTATCTTGTCGGTGTATTTGCCGATGACGCTCAACGCTGCCTCCGTCAAAGCCTTTTCTTCGGGTGAGGCTTCGCCTTTCGCCCATTTTCGGAAGTGGCAGCGGAACGTGTCTAATGCGTCCGTCAGTTCCTCCTCACCGATTGCCTCGGCTTTCACCGCCACCACCGCAAAGTGTCTCTCCGCTGCGGCGATGAACTCCTCTTGGTTTTTGCACCCTGCCTCTTCGGGGTCGAAAGGCAGGGACTTCAATACTTCTTCAAGTGTCATATTGTCTTTGTTTTAAAATTCTTTGAATCCGTTGCCGCCTGTAATCTGTGCGAAACAGTTAACAACGAGCCAAACAATAACCATTATTGTGAACATAATATATTGACTTAACCGTGCTGTCGAGGGCTTTATTGTTATAACGTGATTACAGTCCTTTTATTGCGTTTAAGGCTGATAATCTTTAATAATGTTTCTGATTATTTCCTTTGCCTTGCTTATTCCGTCCTTGTAGCCCCTTGCGTACTCAGTGTTGGTGGATAGGTAAGCGGCTGATGTGTCAGCGTAGTTCTTAACTGCCTTGATGATTTCTTGCTCGTTCATAAATAATTCATTTAAGTAAGTTATATTCGTTTTCTTCTTTCACTTTGGCTGCAAGTGTCTCGTAAGACCATTCGTGCAAGCCGTCCCAGTGGTTGAGGAAGTAAGTATCTACCTCCGTGAGTTCAATGCCAGCTTTTGTCATCAGTGCTATTGTCGTGGGGAAGCCTACGAGAGACACCGCATAGGAGTGGCAAGTGTTGGCGTTCGTTTCAAAATCAAGCTCGCGCAGGGCCTGTTCGGTCTGCAAAGCCTTTTCCGCTCTTTCGCAGCGGTCTTTCCAGTCGTTGTAAGTCATAATTCGTTTGTTTAATCGTTTTCTGTTATAAGTGATATTCTGTAATCTGCGCTCGATGTTGGCGAGTCGTACTTCACATAAGAGAATGAGAGTTGCTTCAGCACCTCTTCACGGCTACGCGGCATTATGGAGATGAGCCGCCAGTAGTTATACATAGACACCCCTCGTTTGTAAAGGTCGAAGAGATATTGCAGGGCTTCTTTCTTGTTGTCGAAAGACTTTATTAAAGTCTTCGGCTCGTTGTTCTTCTGCTTGTAAAAGTTGTATTTCATTGCTGTGAGTTTTTATTCGTTTGACAATTCCTTGTCCGTGCAGGAGAGAGCGTTCACCAAATGCGTGTACTCCTGCAACGTTTGCATCACTTGCCACGCCTCCTTTCCGTCGCCGCAAAGGAAAGCGACGTTTGCGAAAGCGTCGCAGATGGACGCTTTCACGCCGTCTCGGTTGCCACGGATGGCGTTCACCAGCTCATTGGCGTTGTCGCTTAGAAGATGTTGCATAGTCCTTGCTTAAAAGTTGATGCTTGTCTCACAGATATGCCACATAAAACCCTCGCTGCCAGCGCAAAGATTTTCTTCAAGCTCTTCAAGCAGCCCCGTGGAGTACACGGACAGGGTTTCTCTCATCGCTTCTTTCGCCGTTAGCAGAGCGTCCTCAAAAGTCTTGCAGATTGGGTAAACGTATTCCGTCTGCTCGTCTGTGTTGGTCTCTACGACCGCCCACACATTTCTCATTACATTCTTTTTCATACTTAAATTTGTTTTTAAAGGGTTATAAATTCGTTTTAAGCCGCTTTTTATCGCAGCCTTACAAATTATCGTAAACGTGGATGAAACCGCCCACACGCTTAAACGTAACGTTTTTTGGCAAATTCTCGATGCACTCCTCTATGTGCTGTTTGCGCATCGCCTTGAAATCCAAAATCTGAACTGGTATTTTGCTCATACTTTTTTAGGAAATTATTGTATCGCAGTCCTTGCAGAGTTTTTTTTCGCTCATTAGGTCGCAATAGATGTTTGTGTACCGTTCTCTCTCGCTGCCGTCGCAGGCGCACATTCCCTCGAAGTAGTATTCTGCGAGTTCCTGCCGCTTGCTTTCGGGGTAAGACTTAACCTCGTTGTAGCATACGATTGTGATTGTTTTCTTTCGTGCCATTGTTGTGTGGTTTTAATTGTTTTTTATTCTTGTGCCGTGTCCTTGTCAAAGTCCGACAACGTTTTTATTTGTGCGTCTATGTCGTCAATGTTGGCGACCTTTCCGACTCTCGCCAATACGGAGAGAGCGTCCTTCAAAGCCCGCATTTCGGGTTCTGAAATTGTGGTCTCAGACTGTGCTACTACGATGAAGTGCAGCAGCTCTTTTTGCAAATCTTTTGTTCTCATGATTTTGTTGTTTTAGAAGTTTGGTAAATCGTTGTTCGTCAAGCTCTCGTAAAGGGCGAGTTTGCGGGCGTTAATCTTTCGCGTCCTCTCTGATTGCGATAGCCCCACAAGTCCCTCAAGAACGAGCCGAAGCCGCCATGCGGTCTGTTTGCCGTCCTTTTTCTCCGTCTCGGCTTTCGCCGTCATTAGGATGCTCTCTTTCATCTGCGCTGTTTCCTGCGCATTAAATCTGTACTTTGCCATAATCGTGGTGTTTTAGAAGTTTATGCCACTTTTATCCTACCAGCCTCCCACATCTGCCAAGCGGTTGCCGTTGGTATTCCGTATCTCGCCGCAAAGTTTTCCATATTCTCCGCTGATGGTCGGCGGGGTGTCTTGCGCCGTGATTTTGCCGTCTTATTTTCGTTCTGAGCCGTTTCCTCTCTCGGCGTAGGCAAGTTATCCACCTCGCCCTTATCCTTGCTTAAAACGGCGTTTCTTTCAAGCGCAGGGATATTGCGCTCCTCAATCGCATCTGTCGGGTGCTGTATGTTGTCCGATTTATAAGGCATAATCAGAGTAACGTCCGCTTTGTCGCAGTCGAAAAGTGCGGCTTGATAGCTGCCTGTAAACCATATTCCACCGTCCCAGCCGCTTTCGCATACGGTTTTAAGTGAACGGCTCTTGAAGGCTGTTTCCATTGCGCACCCCGCACCGTTGCTTTCCAGCGCAAATGTCGTGGCGTTGCCCTCGCGAGTGGCTTTCAGCTCCATTCCGTTAATGACTATCCCAACTTCCTCGTCCGACTTGCGCAGCCACTTTGCGAAGCGTTTTGCCTCGTCTTTCGTGAGCTTGACATATCCTTTTTTGGAAACTTTGGGATAAACGCTAAAATAGTCGGGATAACGCCTGTTACTATCCTTGAAAACGTATTTAACACCCTTTGCGTCCGTTATCTCGGTGGTTATGTCGTCATAATCCTTGTAAACAGCCACTTCGCAGCGTCCGCAAATCTTCTTTATGTCCTTTGCGGTTATCGCGACATAAGAGCCGCTTTTAAGCTCGCCTTCCATGTCGGATATTTCCACGTGCATCGTTTTCAGCACGTGTCCGTCAGAGGCGCAAAGCGTCTCATTGAAAACGTCAACAAAAACATTGCGCAAAACTTTATTGATATTTTTTGTGTCAAGGAAGTTTGTAAGGTAATTTGCCTCTTTCGGCACGTCCATCGTGAATGTGCAGATTGGTGTTTCCTCGCTCTCTTTCGTGAGCGTCGGGCATTTAACTCCTGCCAAACGTGCGAATTGTTGTAACAGCTGGTAAGCGGTGCGCTCCGTGTACTCGCACGAGAAAGTATCTACCTCGATGCGGTATGTGCGTTCCACGTACTCTTTGTGGTTTAGTCTGCCACTTGCGAGCTGTTGAATGGTGTACGTTCCAACCTCGTAGTTTTCACGCTCAAACTGTTCCTGTGCGTTCTTCAGCATTTCGTTGAAGATTGCGAGATTTTTCTCTTTGTCTGTCATAATCGTAATATTTTTATTTGTTAATGATTTAGTTCCCCACCGCTCATCGAAGAGCCACGGCTTGACCGAGTGGGGTAGGCGTTAGAAGCCCTTGAAACCGTTGCCGTTGGTCATTTGCGCAAAGCAGTTGACCGCCAGCCATATTATTACCATTATCAGAAACATTTTTCTACCTCCTCGCCGTATTTGGTAACGTGTTCGCATATATTCAACACTTTGCACTCTGCATAGTCTTGTATTCTCTCCATATAGGCGATAAGTCCACGAGCGGGGTCTGCGCCATACGCTTGTAACTGTGTCTTTTGGAGTAAGTAGTTATACTTGTCGTTTCTCTTCACTCTCATTGCCTTGCCGTTTACTATTAGGCAATTTCCCTGCGCTTGTATATTAAACTTGTGTTCGATACACTTATGTCCTGGCTCATGGCGCAGCGTGTAAAAATCTTTGTATATAAATTCCATACTGAAACTTGAGTTAATAATTCATTGATAAATCTTTTTCAAATTGTAATACGCACTTCTTGCTCGTGGTGCTGTGAACTCCATGCCAGTGGACGTTTTCACGCCCATAATTAGCAGCTTGTCGGCGGCTTGATTGAAGTCGGCGAGCGTCTTGCAGTCGCTCAGAACGCCCCAAATAATGCGGTTATTCGGGTTATTCTGTGCTTTCTCACGCCGTGAACTTGCACTCGCCGCCTGCGCCTTGCTCAGGTCGCACCCCTTATCATTTCCGAGCTTGAAGCCTTTGCGCTTTTTCGCCTGTAAAGCGTCCTTTGTGCGTTTGCTCGTCAATTCTCTTTCGTACTGTGCCACACTTGCGAACACTCCCAAAATCATAGTGTTCACCGTCGGCATATCCACAAAGTGAATATCTATCCCAGTGTTGATTACCTTGAAAGTAAACTCAACATCTCTCGCCAGTCGGTCGAGCTTCGCCACGAGCAATATGCAGCCGTTCTCCTTGCAGAAGTTTATCGCCTGCCAAAGCCCCGGACGGTCGCGGTGTGTGCCGCTCTCCACGTCCTTATAAGTGGCGATTATCTCGCCGCCCACACTCTTGCAATAGTTGCGGTTTATTTCTTGCTGGGCTTGCAGCCCTAAACCGCTCCTGCCTTGCTTTTGCGTGGAAACTCTTATATATTCGCAGCATTTCATAGGCTACAAAAGAAATCGTCTTGCACAAAGTCAACGTCGCTATACTCGGCAAACACGACCTCGTCCGTTACCAACTCGTCCGCATCGGCTAATTCGCTCCACGAAACGTTCTCCACCGTCTGGCTTAAATAAGCCTGCTTCAGCTCAATGAGCTGTTCGCTGTTCAATTCTTTTACACTCATAACTATAAATTTTATTGGTTATACATTTTGTTCCTGCCCCCGACCTCGCACGGGGTGGAAGGCTTTTACCTTTGCAGGAGAGAGAGTCCTAAGCAAATTGTGCTTCAAACTCTTCTTCGTACTCTTCTTCGTAGGCGTAAAGTACTTCGCTGACATACTCGTTGAAGTTGTACTTTATACCAAACGTTCCGCACGCTTCCCAAATGAAATCTAACATAACATCTCTATCGATGTTTGCGCGTTCTGACTGCTCGCCAGCATCAAGGCGAGAAATCATTTCTTCCACGGCGGGAGTGTCATACTCGATTTTGCCGTCAATGTTAGGCAGATAGTTGGCGAGCAGGCTGTTGTAATTGTAATCGATGTTACAAAAATTGCCCCAAATTTTATGCTCGCCGTGCAGATATTCCTTCATATCTGCATTCAGAGAAATGGCTTTCTCCCAAGCATACTCTTCGATGTAGTCGTCGGAGAAATTCTCTTCGAGAAAATCTGCCATACGGATAGGAGCATCGGGCTCGAAATCATACCAGCCATCTCTTTCAGTGTAGAGGAGATTCTTTATCTCGCTCACACATCTTTCTACGTTGATGTAATCTTTCATAATGGAACCGTTTTTTCTTTTCATAATTCTACTCGTTAATGATTAATTGTGCCGCCGTGGGTATCGCTCCCAAACCATTTCTTTTGTCGGCGGCTGGAGGTGGGCTATTCCTCCTCGTTGTCAATCTCCACCAATTCGCAGAGCTGTTTCTTGTAGCGGTTTATCGCGTCCGTTACGCTCTCGCCGCTTTCGACCTCCATTTCCTCGATCGTAATGTCGTCGGAAATCGTCGTGCTGCCTTCATCGTGCGAAACTTCGAGCGTGTACTCCGTGCCGTCAATTTCGACTGTTCGCTCCTCGTTCTCAAACTCGTTCACGAAGTCAAGTTTTTCCTCGCTTTCGTAGCCGAGCCAGTTTGCCACGGTGTCAAATTCAAACCAAAAGAGGTCGTTAATTTGCGTGTCCTCCATTCCGTCTGGATAGATGTCCGTTAATACGTCCTCGATTTGGTCGAGTTGTTCACACGTCAAATTCTTCGCGCGGTCTTTGCCGCCGCTCCAAAACTCGAAGTTTCGGAGGCTTTTTTCTTCGTAGATTTTCATATCAAAATAATTTGAGTTAATAATTTTCGTTCCCGACCCGCTTTGCGAAAGCGGTACATCGCTTAACTCGTCGGGATTTTCTTTAATTGCCCACGAAAACCGCAGTTACCACTGTGTAACCACGGCGCGGAGAGAATGTGAGTTCACCGTTGTTTCTTGCGGCTGCACGGTTTAGTGCTAATTCCGCAGAAAACGAGAGCTTTAGAAAAGATTTAGGCGAAAGTCTTTCCTTCTTAATAGTTGTTAACTGTTTGAAAGTCTGACCTTTTCAAGCGGTCTATAACACTTTCGGGGGCTCTCACCTCCACGCCGTTCGATATTACGCCCGGGTAATACAAATCGTTCTTCACGTTGAAATTCACTTTGTAAGTCATATTTTTAAGTTTTAAAATTATTATTTATCCATGCGAGCATTTATTCGTGCCTGCAACGTGTCTATAGCTTGTTGAAATAGCTTGTACGCCTCACTGTTTGTTTCAGTGAAAAGTTGCTCGATAATCAATTTATCCAAAGAGCGTTTAGTGCTGCGGCTCTTCAGACACTTTGTAATTAATTCTTTTTGTTTCTTCATATTTTTTTTTATTTAAATTTGTTCAAGTAATTCGCCTCGGTAATTCATTCGCAAAAACCTTTTCGCAAATAATTCACCTCGACATTTCTTTTTCTCGTGGCTCTGCCGAGTTCCACCCTCGGTACAATAGTTCAACTTCCAGAGCCTCCTCCGTGTGGCAAATAATTCGCTCGGATAATTCATTTTACTAATTCATCCGAGTAATTCATTTGCGCAATTCTTTCTTGAGTTGTCAGTTCATGCACCGTGAAACCGTTTATTTTAGCAACCCAATTACTAAAAGCTCGCGGCTCCTTGCATCATCTGAAATTTTGTATCAATAAATCAAACATCGAAAGGAAAGGCACAAAAAAAGCGGCAAAAACCGCTTTATAATTCATGTGCCAAAACCTTTGCGCCCGCCGTGTACTCGAAACAACGGAGGCGGCAAAAACCGCCTCGACCTTCACGGGCAAAATAAAACCGCCGCCAAACATTAAAGCTTGGCGGCGGCTTCCAGTGTGCAAAATGTAGTTAGATTTTCAGAACGCCGGCGGCAAACATCGCTTGCGCCGCTTCTACTGTTATTCCAAACTGTTTGGCGGCGGCTTCTATCTTTGCCGCTTTCTCCTCGGCTTCCTTTGCGAGTCGTTTTTGTTTGGCGGCTTCTTTGATAGCCTCGCGGTGCTGCCTGAATAACTCGGCGGTTAAAGCCTTGCCAGTCGCAGCCTCTGCGATAACTTCATCGTAACAGCGAGTAAACATTTGCGCGGCTTTTTCCTCCTTGTTGTTTACAAGTTCTTGAGTCTTTGCCTTTCTCAACTCGTCAACCTTTGCAATAATTTCCTCGCGTTTTTCTGAAGTTCCAAACAGCGCGGCGGTAAAGAACTCGGCGGCTATCTTTTTATATTCCGAGCTAAATTCACGCTCGGCGTAAATAAGCCCTGAACGTTGCACCGTCTTCGTCTTTTCCAAATCGTTTGCAGTTTCAGAATCTCCGCCGCTCTTGTCGCTTTTCGTTTGCCCCTCTGGTAGTCCAGCGGCAAATACTTTTGCGCTTTCGTTTGCGTTGGTAACTACATTGTTCGCACTCTCATTGAAATTTACGTTCTTTTCCATAATTGTTTAAATATTTAAAAGTTAGTGATAAATTCAACTAATAGTGTACAATGTACACTGTCTCAATATGTCTCGACTGGAAAAAGCAAAAAAAAACTTAATTTTTTGCCCTGAATGATACAACAAAAGAATATATTTATTACCTTTGCCGCCGCTAATAGACGGCAACGGGGCTTTAATAGTCCTTTTGTTTGGCTGCACTGGTTTACTACCTTTGCAGCCTTTTTTTTGTACCTTGTCCAATCTGTAATTATAGATGCAGCGTCCTTGCTAATAGACGGCCTCTATATGTTTCCTCTGAAACACGTTGCAAAGATAGCAAAAATTTCAATACCCTCCAAACTTTTACACAAAAAAATGCATTGTTTTTACATTATTTAATACACACACGCGCGCGCACGATATATTTATACACTTTTTTACCTTTTAATGCCTTCAAGTGTAAAATATACACTATAATCTAATAATATATAATAATATAATATTAACTAGAAATAAACAGAAAAAAAAAAAAGAATATAAAATAATGAATCTTTAAGGAGGCTTTAATAAAATCTTTATTCACAATACCAAAAAAAACCACGAGGATAAACAGAACTATACAAAAGCAACCAGGATAAACAGAAAAATACAGAACTACGAAATAAATACAGAAATAGAAATAAAGCAACCTTTGTAGTAACGTTCCGTTTTTCCTACCAAACAATTATATTGAAACGGCTTGAAACGGCTTGAAACGGCTTTTTTAAATGTACACTATTTCCTCACTCGCTAGTATTGTATTTTATAATAGAAAAATATAAATATTATTTATATTTTGTCTATATAATAATACAATACCAAACGTTTTAAAGTGTAAAGCATTGATAATCAAGCGTTTACACAAACAGTGCATTTCTGTTTACGTGTATAACGTCCGTTACAGTGGCAAATAAAGCCCCGTTTGCCCCGTGTTCGCATTTTGCCCCTTGAATGGTGTTATCCCCCCCCCCCCGCCAATCGTGTCAACCGTAGGAGCCTACCCTAATCCAAGATTTTTTTTATTTTTTCGTGGTGGGTAGGGGGTACTTGCGTTGTGTCTTGTGCCGTAGAAAGTCTCAGGATGCCCTTTATTTTGTTTCTGTCGGCTTTAAGGTTGTATAGGGTATAGTTGTTAGGGCGACGTTAAGAAAGTGCCTTAGGGCGAAGGATAGGGTATGAAGTGGTATATACGGATAGATTTGATTGTCTCTGCGAGGGTAATAGATAGTGGGACATTCGGTTTAAGGCACTTTTTAAGCGTTCTGGCGGCTTTTCTTGCGTTGGGTAGGTAGTTGTTAGGGTCGGGCAAAGATAACGGCTTATACGCAAGGTTTCAAGGGTTAGGGTTTAAGTGTAGGTTGTTTAAGTATGGCGGTAGTGGGTTAGGATTGCCGGCGATGCCCTTTATTTTCGATTTGGCGGCATTTCTTTGTGTTTTGGTGTAGTTGTAAGGGTGCGGTGTTTTTGTGACCTTAGAACGAAAGGTTTTGGGTTGTGGCGTTTTTGGCTGGTGGCATATATTGCTGTGTTGTGTCTTGGTTTGGTATGTCGTCAATAAAAAAAGAAGCGGTCTCGCATCGCTACGAAGCCGCTCCTCCCTTTCTGTATGAAAGGAGGTGTGTTGTTATTATGAGTAATCTATTCCTTGTCTTTTCTCCATTCGGAGGCGAGCTTTGCTCCGTGAGACAAAAAGCCCCTTATAAAAAAAACAGTCTCGCAGAATACGACACCCGTAGGATTAAAACCTGCTCTGTTCCACTATCCAACAACAGGTAAACCTATGCCGGAAGGTACGAGCGAACACTCGGTCTTATGGAATGTTGAGAATAAGCCGTAGGGTATGAGAAGAGCGGTTTTCTGTGCGGCTCGAAACGGAAAAAACGAGGCCAACTCGATAAAAAACTTGTATTTTGGCTCAAAGTTCTGAAAGTCGTTTATCGTTTCAACTCCCCTTCTATTATTATATGGGGAAGAAGGGATAGTTGTGTGTTGTGTCGGGCGTATAGAAAAACCGTAAGCGTTTCATGCGAGTTGCTTACGGTTTGTTTGCTAAGAGTGTTTTACCATACCCTTAATTCGAGACAATGGTCGCCCACGTTCTATATGTCGTCGCTTGGTCTTACGACTTTTTTCTTGGGTTTATATTTCGCATGATAGGAAATCCAAAAATTGCCGTCCACCTCATCATACATCATACTTACCACACTCTTAACATTAAACCAGCGTTGGTGCGTGTTTATGACATTCCAATCGTGGCGGGAGGCTTCGCCATTCGGATATTTTGCCTTAAACTGCTCCTGTAGTTTGTCGAAAATATCACTGCGTTCTTTTATCGTCCTGTTGTCAAAATAGAGCGAAACTTCCCTTATTGAGTCGTTTGCCTCGTCAAAAAGGACTTTCATTTTTGTGTTCTTATACCCTGCGTATGTAACGCTGTAATAAGTCTCGCCAGCGACTTTCTCTGTCGGCTTGTAGCCCTTTTTGAGCATCGCTACGGCAAATTTCTTGCTTGTGGTATTAATGTCAACACTAAGAACTTTTTGTGCGCCTGCGCTCATTGAGAGCAACAAGGCGATTAATAATAGTAATTGTCTCATAGTTATGTTAATAATAGTCGTTATAAGGACAATCCATACTTTCTTTTGCGTTGGAAATAGCATTAACGATAAGAGGGACATAAGTTCCGTTCATTTGGGAAAGCAAGGAAAGATATTTCTTTCTTTTTGCTCTAAATATGCACAAACTGTCTTTGTTGTATTCACAACAGACAATGTATAGCTTTGTTACAGCCGATTTTATAGCAGATTCACTATAAAGTTTTCCCATACAGTCTTCTATTGCCTTGAATAGAAAATCAGTTGCATCTTCAGGGTATTTCCTCATTAAGTAGTCATCCACGTTAAGAGTATCTGCGTAACATAAAACGCTAATCACCAATTCTCTTCCACGCCTATCAACCTCCTTGTTTATATATTCAAAAGCATCGTTCCTTATCTTTTTGGTATCTATGACCGTATATATATTCCAAGCCATTAGCACTGTTACAAGCAAGGCTAAAATACCAATGATTATACCGAGATAATCAAAGCCAGCTTCTCGTGGCAAAGCCTTGCATATTGCGGCAATGCTAAAAAATAAAGACAAACCACACAGCACATACAGGAATATTGTATATGGCTTTCCTGCGGAGCTTCTGCCGCCGTGTGTGTTATCAGGCATATTTATGTTTGCGGTTACGTCCGACTGGTTTATATAGCTAACGTTTTGATTGTTCATACCTCATCATTACTAACAATTCATTAATTTGGTTTTGGAAGGTCTCAACACTCTTTTGGTAGTTTCGGGTAAACTCAATAATAGGTATAGTCTTTTCGTCCGTGAAAGGGCAATCTATGTGTATATCCTTGCCATTCACATTAACGCCGTGTACGCTGCTGTTATGTATATCGGACACGTTTTGATTGTTCTTCTCCATTTGTCCTTCGCCCCTCAGCAACCATTCTGCGGATATATCGGGATAAGCCGCCATTATAATCATTAATTTGTCAGAGCCTATCGCCGAACCCCTGTCAAATGACTTGCGTAGTGAATTTTTGCTAAACCCACAATCCCTTTCCACATCAGACAGATTTAACCCCTTAAATGTGAAATACTCTTTCAATTTTGCGCAAATATCAGTCATAAGTCTTAAAATATTTTAATTATTAGACATTTTACTTGTTTATATAAGTCTTTTGCCTTATCTTTGCACCCGAAATAAATTAGTTAGATGCGGCAAAAGAAAGAGAGGCCTGACCTGGAGGCCAAACTACCATATAACCAACGGCAAAGGTAGGGCTTTTCTTTCGCACCGCCAAACAAAAAAAGTTAAAAAATGAAAAGGGCAATAAAAAGGGGGTACGTCTCCCTAGAAAATCTGACCGAGATGCCGATAGGCGGCGTGGAGGTCTTAGAACTGCCTACGTTCAACAAGGTGCAGTCGGCAAAAGTGATGGCCAACACCTTAAAGAACAGGGGCGTTGGCGAGTGGTCTATCCACCTCGTGACGAAAAACGTCGTGGAGGTGACAAGAAAGGCGTAGCTATGGGAGATGAATTAGGAAAAAAGATAGCCTTGGAGCTCTACAGGTTGGAGCATACGGACATCGTCAGCTGCCAAGAGGCTTGCGCACTCTTGGGCTGCGCAAAAAGCACTCTATACAAGAAGAACCTGCCGCACAACAACTACGGTTGGAAGAAGCAGGCGATACTCGACTACCTGTCGAGATAAAGACATAAGGGTTATCCGTCATCCCCTTGAAACGGCTAGGCGAACGAGCAACGCCCTTAAAACAACGAGACATCTGGTCTATAAACAGGCAGCTATCCGCCCTAGCTGAACTTTAAGACGAAATAAGGCGGCGCAGTAAGCACACGGCAGTGAGGTAGAACCGAAACGTGATTATAGCAGATGCGTGTTTATAGCGTGAAAAGCAATTGAAGTCGCATTTGCCCCTGGAAGGGGTGACTGCATGGCGGTCATAAGACCATGCACGAGCGACGAGACAGCAGCGTGAGAAAGTGAAAGTACGAAAATATGTACCACACTTGAAGAATTCTTGTGTAGTACATATACACGACCCTGTGCTGAACTTCAAGGTTCTGCAATCGAATTGGGCGCAGGGTTCTACCGATATGATGTATAATTAAATGGTTATACAATGGGTGTCGGGGGCGCTTGCGATAAGTAGCCTCGACTTTTTTTTAAAAAAGCTGATATTTTACATATTTGAAGTTAGTGTTTGGGGCCGCCGTCGGGAATAAGATTTAAAGTCCGACCAGCCCTGCGGCGGCCTTGCTTTGAAAAGGCAATTTTCAAACATCATATATAGTATTACAAGGTTTTTAGTTTTACTAGATGAATTTACTGGCATGCACGCCCTTGCTTGCGACAAGTAGGGGCGCTTTTCAGAAGACGATAAAAGGGTGAAAGGTGCGGACGGTTGGTATAGGCACAACACACAGTGCAGCCGTAGGAGACCTCCAACAGTCCGCTTGACCCTTTATAATATATAATGTATGGAAAAGCAAGAAAAACAAATATATAAGCGATGAAAATAAAAGATTATTTCAAGAATGGCTTTGGTTATCTCGTCAAAGCATTCGTGAACCTCGGGAAAGGGTTGTTCTTCGGGGCTAAAAGATGGTTTGTGGAATATCCTCATTTCGCATATCCATTAGTAATAGCTTTATTGGTGGCATACCATATCTTCACGATTGCAAGCGCAAGAGCTGAACGTGATGACTACAACCACAAGAGCGTGATTTTGCAGGAGCGGCTTGACAGCATTATGCCGAGGAACATAAAATACGAGAAGTGATGATGAACTACGCGGAATGGCTTCACGAGCTCAAGGGGATGGACCGAAGCCTCGACAGTAAGGAGAAGATGAAAGTCTGGTGCAAGTATGCGTGGAACAAGCCGCTCGGACTGCCGACAAGACGGATAGGCGAGCCGATGCGCCACTTCGGCAGTGCGCATGACGGCGAGATAATACAATCAAAATAAGTTTTCTATGAAGGTTATAGAGATTTTAGTACCGAGAATAAAGCCCTTAAAGGAATGGGACGATGAGGACAGGAAAGTCTTCCGCCTCACGCTCCTTGCGGTGGGCGCGTTTATATTGGGGTGTCTGATACCCTACTAGTAATAACATTTTAAAAAATTAGTTATTTTAGAATATGGCAATCATTAAAAAGGACGATGTGACACCCGAACGCCCCATCATCATCGTACTCTACGGAGTACCCGGTTCGGGCAAGACGAGCGTAGCCACGACAGCGGGAAACCCCTTGCTGATAGACACCGACCGTGGCTATGACCGTGCCGTGCAGCGTTGCGAGGCTACCCTTGTGGCTAACAACTGGCACGACATAGACAACGAGCGTGAGACAATGAAAGGTTACAAGACAATCATCGTTGACACGGCGAAGTCTATGATTGACGATTACCTCTCGCAGTATGCGATAGAGAAGAACTACAAACTGAAGTCAAACACCCGAAAACGCTTCGGACAGATGGGCGACGACTTCAAGGAGTTCGTGAACTACCTGCGCTCCAACGGCAGCGACATCATCTTCATCTGCCACGACAAGGAAACGCAGGACGGCGATGTCATCAAACACGCCCCCGACTGCACGGGGCAGAGCAAGGACTTGCTTGTGCGCATAGCAGACCAAGTGGGGTATATTTACATTGACAACGGAAAACGCACGATAACGTTCAACACGCTCGACAACTACGTGAGCAAGAACGTGGGCGGCATACCGACCACCGTGATACCCGACTACGGCACAAAGGAGTTCGAGACCTTTATGGCTGACATCATCAAGCGTGTAAAGGCTTCGCTCGTGAGCAGGTCGGAAGCGCAGGTAAAGGCGCAACAGCTGATAAGGGACTGCCGCACGGCTCTGTCGGAGGTCAAGACCGACGAGGACATAAAGAAAGTGTTGGCTCTCGCCAAAGACCTGCCCAAGTTCTTCAAGCTGCCGTTTATGGGAGAGATGAAAGCCGCTCTTGACTACGACGAGGCGAAAAAGGAGTTTCACGTAAGGAAACAGGACAATGCCAAAGCCGCTGATAAGGGTAACGACGCTTGAGGCGTTCCGCAGGTACATTGAGCAGTCGGAGAACGCAAGGTACGAGATTACCGAGCAGTCCGTGATAGAGAATATCACGGGCGAGTTCAAAGGTAACGAATACACACGCATAGGGACGGCTTTTCACTCCATTGTGGAGACAGGTCATCCCATTTGCGTGTCCTGCAAGCCTACGACACGGACATACAGACGCAAGAACGCCGACACGAACAAATTGGAGGACGTTACGGAAGACGTGCCGTTGGGCAGACGCTTCAACATAGACGGCTTCGACGTGTGTCTTGACATCGCACAGTGCAAGGTTGCGTTGGCGTACCGTAACGAACACCCCGACGCTGTTCACGAATACAGGCTGTACAAGGACTACGGCGACGCTGTAATCACTGGGCAGATAGACATGGTGGACGGCTTGGAGATTCACGACATCAAGACAAAGTACTCGCAGCCCAGCGATGAGGACTATATCAAGTCGGCGCAGTCGCATTTCTATATGGAGATGAGCGAGCTTGGCACGTTCCATTACGACTTGTTCATCTTCGAGGGCTACAATCTTGAACGCCACGGTTATGACGTGAGAGGGTTGCCGTTGAGACGATACGAGCCTATCACGGTGTACGCTTACAGTGGAATGGAGCAGGACAACAGAAACCTATTAAAGGAGTTCCTGCAATGGGTTAATTTCAGAGGTTTAACGGAATATTTATACAAGACAAAGATATGAACACAGTAACAGGAATTATCAAGGCGATTAGCAAGGTAGAGACGATGCAGTCGCAGGGCGGCAACACGTTCACGAAGCAGAGCGTGTTCCTCGACAA